CGTCTTATTAAAAAGCTCCGATGCGTTTGTCGCACGGAGCAGGGTGTCACGAAGCCGGATCTCAGCAATGCCGATATCGTCCAGGGTTTTGATGGCGCTGACGCCTTCCTCATCCATTTTGGAAAGGCCCACGATAAACGCCTGGAAAGCGGAAGCTGCGTCCTGCTCCCACAGGGACTTAAACTCGGATGCCGTCATGCCGGAGACCTTGGCGAAGTCTTCCAGCGCTTCACCGCCCGTTGCGGCGGCGACCTCCATTTTGATAAGGGCTTTGGAGAAAGCGGAGCCGCCCATCTGGGATTCAATGCCGACAGAGGACAGGGCGGCGGCAAAGCCCAGAATCTGCGCTTCCGAAAGTCCGACCTGCTTGCCCGCGCCTGCGAGACGCAGGGACATGGCCATGATTTCCGATTCAGTGGTGGCATAGTTATTGCCCAGGTCAACGAGGGTGGAACCGAGATTCTGGAACTCATTCTGGCTCATGCCCATGATGTTGGCAAACCGCGCGGCCTGACTGGCAGCGTCGGCAGCGACCATATTGGTGCTGTTGCCCAGGTCGATCATGGTGCGGGTGAACTCAGCCAGATGCTCGTTTTCAATACCCAGCTGGCCTGCGATGGACATGACCTCCGCGATATCCTCAGCGGACGCAGCCACCTCCGTGCTCATCTGTTTTACGGACTGGGACAGTTTTTCATATTCCTCTTCTGTGGCGTCTACGGTTTTTCGGACGTCGGCGAAGGCGTATTCATAATCGACGGAAGCCTTCACGGCTGCGGTTCCCAGAGCGACAATCGGAGTGGTAATGTTTGTCGTGAGCGTTTTTCCGGCCTTGGTCATGGCCTTGGAGATCGTTTCGCACTTCTTGGAAATGGCGGCCAGGGCTTCTCCGGCCTGCGTCCATGCGGACTGCATCCGATACAGTTGTTCTGTCAGCCTGCGGATCTCCGCTTCCGTATCCTTCACAGCGGCCTTGGCGTTGTTCAGGTCGGTCTGGGCCTTGCTGACAGCGTCCGCACTGTTCTGCATGGTCTTCTGCAGGGCCTTGACCTGACCTTCCAGCTTGTTGACCTCGGCAGTTGCTTCTTCATATTCCTGCTGATAGGCATCCAGAATTTGTTTGGCGGCGATGGTGGCGGAGTCAGTCTCTCCGAGGGAATCACGGTAATTCTCATAGGCGACAGTAGCCGCTTCGACTTCAAACCGCAGGTCTTCCTGGCGGGCTTTGGCCTGCTCAAGCCGCTGGGTGTAATCCTGATGGCGGTCGTAGTTTTCCTTCAGCTTATCGTTCGCCGCCACCAGCGCCCGGCTGTATTGTTCTACGGCCCGTTGCTGCTGGGTGAGCTTCTGTCCCAGCATGGACAGCTTGGATTCCGTCCCGGCGATAGTCTTTTCATAGTTCTCGACGCCAGCCCCGGCCAGACGGAAGGTGGACTCGGCTTCCTTGATTTGCTGATTGATGGTGCGCATATTGCGCGAGAAATTGCTGGAATCCAGCGACAGCGCGACCACCAGTTCGCGCAGGGTTTCGGCCATAAAAGTTCACCTTCTTACTCTTGCAGGGTAAAGAGTCTTTGAGTATAATTTATATGTCTATTAGGGTGGTTAATCAGAATTCGTTGAGGTAAAGGCATGTTTACAATTGAAACGTCACGGATGGTTGGTTGTTCTGACATGATAGTTGAAAACGGATTGTTGAAAGGTGCTCAACAACCCGAAGGAATTCTTGATATCTTTTCACTCAAACCTTCAACAGGACGCGAATCTGCTTTTTTGTTTTACGATAAAGAAAACTCGGATGCCCGGATTTGTCATGTAGGCATAACTTGGCAAAGAGGCAGAACCGAAGTCTCCTATGGAACAGAAACTCATTACAGAAAAAAAGGATTCATGCAGGAGGCATTAGTTGCATTTTTGGACTGGTTTACAACTAATACCTCAGAAAACATTATATGGGGGCTTCCGAATGGAGATGAATCCATGCATATCTTAGAGAAATGTGGATTTAGATATTATGGTCAGGTTGAAGAAGACCCTTCCTGCAGCTGGTATGTTTACGAAATAAACCGTAAATAAGTGAAAAGCATTTAAGGTTTCATTCCCGGCCAGACTTCATCAATGAAGCGCTGCCGGGGTTTTTTCTTTTCCTGCTCACGCCGGGCATCCCATGCCCGCAGGCGCAGAAAACCAAGCATGTCCATTTCGTCGATTTCCTTCATCCGCCAGCCGTTTTTCATCAGTTCGTTGTAGGTGGCGTACACGTATTCCGGCAGCGTCAGGCTTCCTGCGGGATCGTCACTTCCGGATTCTCCGCCTCCGCCAGAATCTGTTCCGCTTCCTGCACCGCCGGAATCGTAGGGAAAGTGTCCAGCACCTCCGTGGTCTGGGTCTGGGTGGCCATCAGCGCCAGCGCGATGTCATGCATCAGGCGGTCAGCGGGATAGTTGTCGTAGACCTCATCCGGGGTGAACTGGTTGTTGAACAGGATGCAGAACCACTTCACCATCGTGTCCAGGGCATCGGTCACGGTCAGCTGCTCCTGGGAGACATCCTTGCCCTCAGTCGCGTCCTGGGACAGGCGTACCAGCCTGCCGTACATTTTGGAAGCGGGCTCCATTTCGCGCAGGGCTCTCCCGGAAACGAAGTCCACAGTGTATTTCTTTTCACCAAGCGTACAGGTGATCATTTTCATACCTCCAAAACTCAGAAAATAGCTGCCGCACAGCGTCATGACCGTGCGGCAGCAGGGGTTAGGCTCACGGGGTGGGCGTGATCACGGGCGTATACACGGACTGCAGGAAGGTTTCACCCTTCTCAGCCGTGAAGCCGTTCTCGCCCTCATCGGCGACCGCCTGATAGCGCCCGTCGTTGGTGCGCTTGATGGCAGTCCATTCCACGTCGCCCGTCTGGCGGGTGATGGTGGTGCCTTCCTTGGTGGCGTAGTTCTCGGTCAGGGGCTTGGCCCTCACCTTGTACAGCCACACATAGCGGAACTTGTGGTTGGACTTTTCGCTCTTGAAACCCACGGCGAAGTACGGAGGCTTGTCCGTGGAAGAGCGGATCAGGACACCGTTGTCATCGATCTGGTTGCCGAAGATCTTCTCCTGGATGGCCAGCGGAATGTCCGCCATCTTCGTGGTGAAAGTGAGCTCCGGATCGGGATACAGCACATCGAATTCGATGTCGTCGGCATACTGGATGTCCGGGTCGGCGTTCTCAGGGGTGATGCTGGCTTCAATCGCGCCAGCCACCAGCTGCAGATCGCCATAGGTCAGGGTTTCCTCGGTGTCGACCGTCAGCGGGGCGATCACCATGTTCTTCAGGCCGACCGTAGAAGAAACAGTCGGAGAAGCCGCAGGAGTATTAGCCATAATGATTTACCTCCAATTCATCGGTTCTTGAGCTCGTCCCGCAGGACGCGCTTGATTTCGGAAAAGGCCTCATCGGCCCGGGTGTCAAAGGCAGGCCGCACAAAAGGATGCGCGGGGGCTGGAGCAGGCCCGCCGTGCCCAAACTCCACAGGGTTGGCGTAATATGCGCCGTTCTCGGAGTGATGGACACCGATGGTGATCTGCTTGCCGCCTCCGCGCTTCTGTTTGACCTTGCCCGTATGGATGGACGAGTGCAGGGCATCCGTGATGATCTTCGGGTCGGTGCTGGCATTGTGGAGCATCTGTTCCTCGATGGGCACAGCGCCTGCCTTCAGGGCACGGTTCACGCCCGGCCCCTGATCCAGCGAATATGCCATGTTGACCATGTCGTTCTGGAGATCATCAAAACCCCTCAGTTCAATTGCCATAGTCCACGTCCTCCCTCCAGCACCATGTCCACTGCACCGTGTACTGCCGGGTAGCCGTGTCGTACGCGGGCTGGTTATATCCCTTGTCGGATTCCTCCACCATGAAGAAGCCATAGGCGTACATGGCCTGCCGGATCGTATCCGCCATATCAGTCGGATCAATGTCGCTCCACAGGTTCAGGTATACATAGGTGCGCAGGCTGGTCACATGATCGTCATGATGGCTGGCTTCCGTGGTGGTCGTGGAATAGACGCAGTACTGCACGGGCGGATTCTGGTTGGGCGAAGTGGCCCGCCAGACGCCTGCGTAAACTGGGATGCCGATATCCTTGAGCGCCTGCTGTACCTGTTTCATCCGCTCACCCCCTTGGCAATGGAAGCCTTCAGACCCAGATAGGTGCGCTTGAAGCTGTACTCGCCCAGAGTGGAGATGTTCCATTTATCTCCCTGAAAGCGCACCCACATGCCGGGCTTGATGTCCTCCCGGTACCGGATGGTGAAATTGATGACGGCCTCGGTGTTCATGACGTCCGCGCTGCGGTAGTGCTGGTTTCCGGCGTCCGTCACAGCGGCCCATACGCGGCATACCACCACATCCGTAGGTTCCGGATAGCCATTTTCATTGATCTGGTTCTCGGTGTATCCGATCTCGATCATGTGACGCAGGTCTCCGGGATGCGGATCGCTTTCGAAGTTTTTGTATCCGCGCACAGGTCATCGCCTCCTCAGAACATCTTCTCCGGATCGCGGTACGGATACAGCAGACTGTCGAAGGCCATCCGGGTAGCCTTGTAGGTGGTCATGTCCGGGATGTCCCGGTTTTCATAGTAGAAGCTGGTCATGAGGATGACCGCCAGACGGACGGGTTCCGGTGCTTCCGGCACATTTCCATCCTCGTCAGGTTCCTCAAAGGAAACCCGGCAGTAATCCTCGGCGGCGGTCTGCGCCTGTTTGATCAGGCTTTCGATGTAGTCGTCCTCCTCATCATGCTGGATGCGCAGATGGGTTTTGACCTCATCGACCGTGACGATCATCAGGAACCACCGCCCTCAGTTCCCTCGGCAGGCGTTTCAGGGTCAGTGGTTTCAGGCTCCGTCGCGGCAGGCGCGGTCGCGGACAGCACTCCGGCGGTGCGCAGCGCAGTCAGCAGGGCGTTGAAGTCATTCTTCAGGTTGACTACGGTGGTCGCCTCGCTGTCAGCCACATAAGGAGCGGTGCCCGAAGCCGCGTTTCCGCTGGCGCTGCCGGGAAAATTCTCGACCTCCGCGCCGTCCAGAAAGGTCAGCTTGCCGCCGATCACCAGCTGTTCGCCGCCATGAGCAAAATAGTTCTTGGAATTATAGGTGTTCGCTATAGGATGTCCCTCCTTCAAAGGAATGGGAGCCACCCGCGTTCAGATGGCTCCCATGGTCGGTTGGGGTTATCAAGCCTTCACAGCCAGGCACTTCATGGCCTCAGCCAGCACCAGACGGCCATCCACACGCTGCGTAGCGCGGAAGCCGACCTGACCGGTAACGGCGAAGAGCTCATTCAGACGCTGGAAGGAACGACCCTGGCGGTCAGCGATCCAGTAGGACTTGAAGTCACCGAACAGGATCACCTTTTTGCCAGCGCCGATCTCCGGCATATAGGGAGAAGTGACCAGGCGGTAGTTGAGCAGGGTGTCGGGCTGACCCTCCTTCAGGCCGGGCTGCCACAGGTACTGGCCCTGGCCATCCTTCAGCTTCCGGATGGCCTTTACGGTGCTGTCGTTCAGCAGGAAGACCGCCTTCTTGCGGTACACGCTCTTGATGGAGTGCACCAGATCGAAGATCTCATCGGCAACGATGGTAGTACCAGCAGTGGTCACGCCGGTGCCCGCGCCGTTGGTGGCATGCAGCAGACCAGTGGGCCTGCCGGTGCCATTGCCATTGATGAAGGCCTCTTCCTCGGCAGCGCCGATGCGACGGGCGAACTCAGCAGAGATGTAGTTTTCGATATCGAAAACGCTGTCCTGCAGGAGCTCGTCAGACACCTTGATCATGGTGGCTACCTTGTGAGCGCCAATGGAGATCTGACCGAAGGAGTCATCGCTATCGGGAATGGTGCCTTCCTCATCCACCCAGGAAGCGGTACCATGGGAAGCCACAATCGGGATCTTCCGGTCGCCGGAGCTGGTCTGAATGACGGTGCACAGGGAGCGCAGTACATTTTCCTCCTCAAGGCCCTGCACCAGGGTGCGCTCGTACTCATCCGGCACGAGATAGCCGCCCTCGGAATCAGTGCCGATCTGCAGGGCGTTCATGACGGCAGGGCTGGCAGAGCGGTTCCGGATCATGCCCCAGAAGGCATTCCGGTACTCATCGGAGGCGCGGCCCTGCTTCTGAGCAGTGGCAGTGGTGGGACGGGAAACCAGAGGCGCGGCGGTGGGCTGATCCATCTCACGGTCGATCGCGGCCTGACGCTCCAGACGCTCGATTTCTTTGCCGAGGGCAACCACATCGGCCTCCATCTTTTCATAGGTGGCGTTGTCTTCAGCGGAGACCATGCCGTCTTCACCGCGATGGCTGTCCAGGAAGGCCTTGGTCTGGTTCCACAGGTTAGCGCGCTTTTCACGCAGAGCAAGAATCTGATTCATAGTGATTTCCTCCATTTCTTCATTTCAAAAGCGACAGCCTTTTCATCAGGTCTGCCGCTTTCACTCGGTTGTCAGGGGTAACGGGTTCAGGGGTAGGTTCCGGATCAGGCGGGTGCGCCGGTTCCGGCTTGGGCAGGGTGGCAATCACCCGGTTCATGAGACAGGCGGCTGCAGCCCGGCGACCAAAAGAAAAACCCGACACGTTGTCGGGCAGATCCAGGTCTCCGGTATAAAGCACCTCGTCGCAGAAGCCAAGCTCCTTGGCCTTCAGGGCGTTCATCCAGGTCTCACCATCCATGAGCTTCGATAGCTCATCCCGGCTGAGGCCAGTCTTGATCTGATAGGCATTGATGATGCTTTCCTTCACCTCATCCAGCAGCTGGATAGCCTTCCGCATTTCCTCGGTGTCACCCATGGCCATGGTGAAGGGATTGTGGATCATCATCATACTGGTCGGACTCATGCACACCCTGGTGCCTGCCATGGCGATGACGCTGGCAGCAGAAGCCGCCATGCCGTCGATCTGCACGGTGACGTCGCCGGGATAATCCATGAGCATGGTGTAGATCTGACTGGCAGCGATGCAGTCGCCGCCGGGGCTGTTGATGTGCAGGGTAATGGGGCCGTTTCCGGAGAAAAGCTCCTCCTTGAACATCGCGGGTGTGATTTCATCGGAGAACCAGGATTCCTCAGCAATCACACCTTCCAGATACAGGGTACGGGTCTCATCGTCGTTTTTGACCCAGTTCCAGAAATGTCGCATAGCGAATTCCTCCTTAATGTCGATGCGTCCAGCCGATGGCAATCATCAGCAGGATGCTGAGTAAAATGAGCGCGGCAATGACGAACAGGCTGGGAACAATCAAGGCTGCATCCGCTCCCTTCTTTCAGGCTGAGTCTGCCTGGTGGCATCGTCGGTCTGCTGCTTCATGGCAGTAGTAATGGGAATCATGTTGCCGTTGACCAGGTAGGCGTCACCGCCCTGATCCGCCGGGATGGGGTTCTGGTTCTCCAGTGCCCGGATGTCGTTGGCGGACATCCAGCCGTTCTGTCGGGCAATGGCATAGCCCTCCATCCGGGACTTGTAGTCACCGCGCATCAGGCCGTCGATATTGAACTGTACATAGAAGCGCCCCTTCTCCTGATCAGTGAAAAGGGCGCGATTCATGGCCTGTTCGATGCGGACGAGCCAGGGGCGGATGGTGTGAACGGCGAAGTCAATGCTCATGTGTTCGATATTTGAGAACGTGGCATGCTCCAGATCGCCGACCAGATGGGGCGGTACCCGGAAGATCCGGCAGATTTCATCCACCTGAAACTTTCGGGTTTCCAGGAACTGCGCTTCATTGTTGGGCACGGCCATGGGCTCAAACTTCATGCCTTCTTCCAGAATGGCCACCCGATTCGCGTTGGATGATCCGCCGTAGGCTGCGTTCCAGCTTTCTCGCAGTGCTTTTGGGTTTTTTACGGTGTTCGGGTGTGTCAGGATACCGGAAGGGCGAGCGCCGTTGGAAAAAAACTTGCTGCCGTATTCTTCGGAAGCGATGCCCAGGCCGATAGCATTCTTCTCCAGCGCAATGGGGCTGTAGCCCATGACACCATCAAAGCCGAGTCCTGGGATATGAAGCACATCCTCAGGAGACAGCACCACCGTCTGGCCGGTATTGGTCATATAGGTGTAGGTCAGGATGCCGTTCTTGTCCCGATCCACAGTCATCTTGTCTGGCAGCAGAGGGTATAGACCAGTGATCTTATTTCGGCCCGTGCGGATGATCTGGCAGTAGCTGTTGCCCCACAGGAGCAGGTGCGCCAGCATGACCTCCCGCAGCACAAAGGACGTCATCTCGCTGTTGGGCTCATCATGAACCAGGCGATACAGCGGATGCTCCGTTGCCTTGCGGTTACCGTCCTCTTTGACTTCATATACACCCAGCGGCAGGCTGGCGACCGTTTCCGAGATCACTCGGACACAGGCATACACCGTGGAAAGCTGGATCGCTGTCTGAGCATTGACTGCTTTCCCGGAACCGCTGGTGCCGAAGTAGAAGGTCGGAGCGGCACTGACGCTGTCCTGGGGCTTATCCCGAGCACGGAACAGCGCGGTGAAGGGGTTTTTCATGCGGGTTTCACTCCTTTTCAATGGCTTTTGGTAGCCCTTCATGGTATAGTGGAATTGGGCTCTTCAGCCCGAATATCGTGATTTGGGTGCGGAAATACATGGGAAAAGAATTATCAGAAATGACTTTAGAAGAACTATGGGAGCTGTTTCCAATCGTTCTTGTCGAACATAATGATAAGTGGGCAGATGACTACAAGGAGATTGAACTCTTGCTGCATAACCTGTTTGCAGGCTGGCCCATTCATCGTATCAGCCACATTGGAAGCACCGCCATAGCAGGAATATGGGCCAAGAATATCATCGATGTGATGATTGAACTCCCTGAAGGCAGCAGCTTAAACGATGCGGCGCGAGTATTGGAACAAAACGGTTTTATCATCATGTCAGCCGATGCATCCAGGATATCGCTCAATAAGGGCTATACGCCGGATGGATTTGCAGACAAGGTGTATCATGTCCATCTTCGACATGCCGGAGACAACGATGAACTGTACTTCCGGGATTATATGAATGAGCATCCTGATGTGGCAAAAGAATACGAAGCATTGAAGCTGCGTCTTTGGAAGCAGTTTGAACATAACCGGGATGCCTATACGGACGCAAAGACAGAATTCATCACAAATTGGACGGCAAAAGCACGAAGGGAATATGGAAACAGGTACTGACAAATTGCAGCTTGACCTTCTGATTACAGTCCGCTTCCAGTCTTTTTGTCATGGCATCCCTTGCATAGCGGTTCCCAGTTTGTCTGATCCCAGAACAGGCGCTGGTCACCTCGGTGCGGAATAATGTGATCCACAACGGTTGCAGGGACGACCTTGCCCTCCGCCTGGCAGAAGGCGCACAGCGGATGCTGCTTCAGGAAGAGA